CGCATACATCGAAGCGGGTGAGAATGATAATCTAATCGTTCAGAAGCTTCAATCGAATCCTGCTGCTCTCGGTATCTTTGGTTATTCATTCCTTGAAGAGAACCTAAACACTATTAAGGGCGCAACAATCAATGATGTTGCTCCTGAGTATGATGCTATCGCTGCTGGTGATTATCCAATCGCTCGTAAGCTCTATGTCTATTTCAAGGGATCGCACTTTGAATCAAATCCAGACTTGAAGAAGTTTATGGATGAGTATCAGAGTGATGAAGCTATTGGCGAAGAAGGCTATTTGGCTGAGAAGGGTCTTATCCCACTTAAGTAACACTTGACAATCTGGAGAGGATGATATATACTATCATCTTCTCCTTTCTTTATAGGTATATTATGAAACTCATTATTGAAAAGTCTGTGGTCGTTATCACACCCACAATCGGTTCCCCAAAACTAGCAGACGCTATTGAGAGTGTTGCCAATCAGACATATAAAAACATTGAACATCTTATTGTCGTTGATGGCGATCAATATTTCGATTCAACTGTAAATGTCCTACCCTTTAATCCAAATTCCAACATGAAGATTTTACCTTTACCTTGGAATACTGGAGGAACTGGTGGCAAATTCTACGGGCATCGTATCTATGCTGGTGTTCCTCATTTTCTCAATGCTGATTATGTCTTTCTTCTTGATGAAGATAACTGGTATGAACCTGATCATGTAAGAACTCTTGTAGAGGTGCTTGATCGCGGTAATGATTTCGCATATTCATTCCGCAAGATATACTCCCCCGACAAGACATATATCGCAGATGATAACTGTGAAGCACTGGGCAAGTGGCCAATCTATTTCTCTCACAATGATCCTCAGTATCTTGTTGACACCTCTTCGTTTGCTTTCAATACAAAATTTCTACAGAAGACTTGTCATTTCTGGCATTCCGGTTGGGGTGGTGATCGCAGATATCTTTACAGCGTATTAGCTCAAAATCCGAAGTGGGATACAAGTCATAATCATACTCTCTGTTATAGAACAGACGCGAATCCAAATTCTCCTGATGCTGATTTCTTCATCAAGGGCAACGAACAGCAGCTTGAACATTATAAGGGTAAACTACCATGGTTGATTTAAACGTTCTACATAATTTGATATACGCTGTTCAATCAGCGCCAAACATCCTTCTAAAAAAGAGTGAAGAACTTGAGTTTGTTGGGCACTGCTTAATGAATGCAAATGAAACAATATCACAAAACTATCAGGATGTTTTCGTGTTATATCAAACAAAGTACAAGAGAGATGGATACTTTGTTGAGTTTGGTGCAACAGATGGAAAAATTATAAGCAACTCTCTTCTACTAGAACAAAAGTATGGATGGAAAGGTATTCTATCTGAACCCAATCCTGTATGGCATAACGATCTTTTTAAAAACAGAACTTGCAATATATCAAAAAAGTGTGTATACTCTGAGACAGGTAAGGAAATTGAGTTCATCGCTTCCGATACTCCAGATATTTCTGGGATCAAGGAGTTTGCATCAAAAGATGAACACACGGAAAATAGAAATAGAGGCAAGACTATTTTAGTTCCTACTATTACACTTACTGATTTATTGGACGAATATTCTGCACCAGAAAACATTGACTATCTGTCCATTGATACTGAGGGTAGTGAATTTCATATTCTCAAGGCATTCTTTGATGTGCCAAAGAAGTACGACATACAGAACATAACTGTCGAACATAATCATATCAATGAAGATAGAACAAATATATTTAATCTTCTAGCTGCTAACGGATACAGAAGAAGATTTACCGCTTTCTCAAGATGTGACGATTTTTACACAAAGGCAATATAATATGGGTAAAGACTTAATTATTGGTGGCGCTTCTGGCTACACATGGGATCAACTAAAGTACTGGGTTAATTCAATTCAGCTTTCTGGTTTTGCTGGTGATGTTGTTCTAGTTGCAACAAATATTACCAAAGAGACAATTGATAAGCTCACAAGCAAGGGTGTTATTCTAGAGTTGTATGGCAATAAGGATGCTGAAGGCAACTTTACAGCACACACAAATGGCGCACCTCATGTAGAACGTTTCTTTTATATCTGGAACTACATCAGGCAGAATCTAGATTTATATGATTTCGTGATTACGACGGACACGCGCGATGTTGTGTTTCAGCAGAATCCCTCTTCTTGGCTTGATGAGATGATCTTCTCTGGTCGTGAAGCTATTGTTGTAGCTTCTGAGGGAATGAAGTATGAAGATGAGCCTTGGAGCAATAACAATTTATTAGAAGCTTTCGGTCCATACTTTCATAGCATATATAAGTCGAATCCAATTTTTAACGTTGGTACTATTGCGGGCGAAGCTGCGTACATCGCTGACTTACTATTCTTGATTTTCCAGTTGTCTATCAATAGACCTATTCCGATTGTTGATCAGGCCGTATTCAACATTATTCTTCAACAGAAGCCGTATAAGGATATTGTTAAGTTCTCATACAACTCTGATGGGTGGGCAATTCAGCTTGGTACAACAATTGAGGCGGTAAAGTCTGGCGCTGGTGATATTGGCATGAGCGTAGCACAGAATCCATCAAACATGATTCTGTATCAAGCTAAGTATTTTGATGAGCAACCGAGACTAACTGCCGACGGTTATGTCGAAAACGAAAAGGGTAATAGATTTGTAATTGTTCATCAGTATGATCGGGCTCATGCTTGGAGAGACAAGATTATGGAGAAGTATAATGACTAAGAAGACAGCATTAGTATTAGGCGCTGGTGGATTTATCGGCAATCACATGGTCAATAGATTAAAGAGTGAAGGCTATTGGGTTCGTGGTGTAGACTTAAAGCATCCTGAATTTGGCAAGTCTGAAGCAGATCATTTTGTCATTCGTGATCTACGTGATCCAATCAATGCTCAAGAGTTGATTGGTTGGGCAGGTAGCAATCGTGGTCCTCATCAAACATGGGCTAGACAGTTTGATTTGCCATTCGATGAAATCTACCAGTTCGCTGCTGATATGGGTGGTGCTGGATATATTTTCTCAGGTGAGAATGACGCAAATGTAATGCATAACTCGGCCACAATCAATCTGAATGTGCTTGATGCTGTGCGTGATATGAATGAAACATACAAGGTCAACAAGACAAAGATTTTCTACTCGTCTTCAGCTTGTATGTATCCTGAACACAATCAGTTAGATCCTAATAATCCTAACTGTGAAGAATCTTCTGCTTATCCTGCTAATCCAGATTCAGAGTATGGTTGGGAAAAGCTATTCAGTGAGAGATTGTATCTTGCTTATAATCGCAACTATGGTATACCTGTTCGTATCGGTCGTTTCCATAACATCTATGGACCAATGGGAACATGGAAAGGCGGCAAAGAAAAAGCGCCTGCTGCTACATGTAGAAAAGTCATCACAGCAGATGTAGTAGTTGGTGTTTGGGGCGATGGTGAACAGACACGTTCATTCCTTTACATTGATGATTGTATTGATGCTGTTCGTCTAATGATGGAATCGGATTTTATGGGCCCAGTAAACATTGGTTCAGAAGAAATGGTAACAATCAATGAACTAACGCGGATGGTCATGGATATACGTGGCAAGAATCTTTCCATATTTCATCAACCTGGACCATTAGGTGTTCGCGGCCGTAACTCGCATAACAGATTGATTGAAGAGAAGCTTGGATGGAAACCTAAGTATTCGTTGAAGGACGGCATCACTTGGACATACAACTGGATTGAGGAGCAGGTAGAAAATGACAAAGCCAATTCTTAGACTTGGATTTACAGACACTTTTGAATCGATCATTATCTTCTTTACCGACATTCTGTCCGAAGATTATGAAATTGTTCGTGATGATGTAAATCCAGATTACCTTATATTCTGTGACAGAAACTTTGGCAATAACAATGTTAATTTTAATGATAAGAAGTGTATAAAAATCTTCTATACAGGAGAGAATGAAAGACCAAATAACTATCACTGTAATTATGCTATTTCATTTGACCATATAGATAATGAACAACAGTATCGTTTACCACTCTATGTTCTATATGACCATCTCAATAATAAAAGAGGAGATGTTACAACCACTAAAACTGTAGACAGAGATCCATTCGATCTTATAAAGAAGTTTAAGGACAAGTTTTGTTCCTTTGTGGTAAAGAACGGCGCTTGTCAAAAAAGAAATTATTTTTTTCAACGACTAAATGAGTATAAAAAGGTTGACAGTGCCGGGCCTTTGTTTAATAATGTAGGGTACATTCTTGAACGCGGTGAAAACTCTGGAATAGCAAAGATGAACTTTCTAAAGAACTATAAGTTTAATCTTTGTTTCGAAAATTCCAGTTATCCTGGATATGCTACAGAGAAGCTTTATGAAGCTTATATGTATGGAACAGTTCCTATCTATTGGGGTAGCACGACGATTGAATGTGATTTCAATCCGAAGGCATTTCTTAACTGGCATGACTATCAAGATGATGATGCTTTCTTTGAAGCTATTGTTAAAGTCAATGAAAGTCCAGAACTATATGAGCAAATGTATATGGAACCGCTGTTCCATAGTTGGAAAGAACCATACAACAAGTATCTAGACATGGATCGTTTTCGTGGTTGGTTTAAGAAGAATGTTTATAAAGGCATAATAAATGGCTGATAATCTTATAATAACACCGGTCGGTATTCCATTAATCTTCGATGATCGATATGATAGAGAGAATCATTGGAGATATACTGACAAGGCAGAACGCAAGTATGAAACTCTTGCAGTGGTCTACAATGACTATGTACCGGAACCGAATACATATGATCATATTTTGCATATGAAAGGTCATAAGTGGCAGATCATACGAGAATTGCCTAAGATGTTTGATTTTTCGAAATATAAGTATATTGGCTGCATAGACGATGATCTTGTAACTACAATCGAAGACTTTAACACAGGATTTGAATTAGGAAGCACATATAGTCTTCCTTTTTGGCAACTTTCAGTAGTCGAGGGAACTTCCTATCAGTGCTGTGCATATGATAGTGAATGTGATTTCTCTGAAACAAATTTCATAGAGATGGGTACTCCTGTTTTTAGAAACGACATGTTTTTTAAAATTCTGGAGTTCTTCAATGAACTTGACATTGAAGTTGGTTGGGGAGTAGATAAAATGTTCTGTGAAGTTTTACAAACTCCAGGATATGTTATTCATTCTGCGAACATGTATCATCCACCAAATAATGTAAAACCCTCATACTATGATCAAAAAGAAGCTATGAGAGAAATGAACCATATGATTAGTGAAGTATACCCTAAAATTATGCGTGATAAATACAAGCGAGATGATTGGCAATTTGTAGATTCTCAGGTGACATTTAGAAAATTTAAGATAGCGAGGTAGTTATGAGCAAGAGAATTTTAGTTACTGGTGGTGCCGGTTTTATCGCACATCATGTTATTGATTTATTTTTACAGAAGACGGACTGGGAAATTGTTTCTCTTGATCGTCTTGATTATTCTGGCAATCTTAATCGTTTAGATGATGTTGTTAGAAGTTATCCGCCAGAAGTGAGAAAGCGGGTAAAGATTGTTTGGCACGATTTGAAATCTGAGATTAGCGATATTACCAAGAACTTCATCGGTAAGATCGACATAGTTATGCATCTTGCAGCTTCAAGTCATGTTGATAGGTCTATTTCAAATCCGATGGAGTTCTGTATGGACAACACTGTTGGTACAGTCAATCTATTGAACTATGCCAGAAGCATTCCTGATCTAGAACGTTTTATCTATTTTAGCACCGACGAAGTTTTTGGACCCGCAATGAACGGTGTCCTTTACAAAGAACGTGATCGCTACAATTCAACAAATCCATACTCGGCATCAAAGGCAGCAGGCGAAGAATTTTGCGTAGCGTTTGAGAATACATATGGTCTTCCCGTATACATTACTCATACGATGAATGTTTTTGGTGAACGTCAGCATCCAGAAAAGTATATTCCTATGTGTATTAGAAAGATTCGTGACGAAGAGACCGTAACCATTCATTCTGATCCAACTAAGACTATTGCTGGTTCTCGTTTTTATGTTCATGCAAAAGACGTTGCTGAATCAATGTACTTTCTGCTTCATATGAATGATGAACAGAAAGCTAAGGTTGCTGAGAGAGACTATGGTGGAGCTAAGTGTCCAAAGTTCAATGTCGTAGGCAGAGAAGAGATTGATAATCTTTCTCTTGCTAAGGCTATCGCTGAAGCTGAAGGTAAAGAGTTGAAGTATGAAATGATTGACTTTCATACTTCGCGTCCAGGTCATGATTTGCGTTATGGTCTTGATGGATCATTCATGCGCGAACTTGGATGGGAACCAAGACTTACTCTCAAGGAAAGAATTAAAGAAGTTGTAGACTGGTCACTCATTAACAAAGAGTGGATAGAATTGCCATGACATTAGAGATACGTTTCATTGAAGTCTTAAATGTATCGGAAGCTCAAACTCTTAGAGACATTCGCAATGAATGTAAAGACTATATGACCAGAAATACAGAATACATAACAGAAGACCAACAAGTAGATTGGTTCAACAGTGTAGACAGAGATAGTATGAAAATATACCTGATATATATGTACAATGAAGAAGTTATGGTTGATGTAGTAGGATTTGGTTATTGTAAGAGAGATGAAAATGAAACGTATCTCACTGGCGGTATAAAAGAAAATCACAGAGGCAAAGGATATGGAAAACTGCTTTTTTCATATCTTTTAGAACAAGCTAAAAGTTTCAGTACACCAATTACACTAGAAGTATTAAACACGAATACTAGGGCCAAAAACCTATACGAGAGCTTAGGTTTTGTAGAGATAAAGAAAGATGATAGAATAATGAAAATGGAGTATAGATAATGATTCCGCTATTTAAAGTAAAAATGTCAAAGAAAGTGCCTGCCCTAGTAAAGGAGGTATTGAATAGTGGATTTGTGGCTCAAGGGCCGAAAGTAGAAATCTTCGAAGACTTGTTGCAAGCTGAATTTAAAACCGATACGCGACCGGTCACTGTGAATTCCGGCACATCAGCTATTGATCTTGCTCTTGAACTGTGCGGCGTTGGACCCGATGATGAAGTTATTTCAACTCCTCAAACTTGTTTTGCTTCACAGATAGGCGCTATTCATCGTCATGCGAAAATTCGTTGGGCTGATATTGATCCAATTACAGGACTAATTGATCCTGTTAGTGTCAAAAAATTAATCACACCAAAAACAAAAGCCATTATTGCTGTTGATTGGGCAGGTAAGATTTGTAATTTTAAAAAGTTGAAGTCTTTCGGTATTCCTGTCATTGAAGATGCTGCACACACATGGACTCCTTTTATCAAGAAAAATATAGAGAGGGGCGATTATGTATGCTATTCTTTTCAAGCTATCAAGTTTTTGACTACTGGCGACGGTGGTATGTTGATCTGTCCAAATGCCGAAAAAGAACATGAAGCTCGACTACTTAGATGGTTTGGTCTTGATCGTTCTAAGAAAGAATCGTTTAGATGTACGCAGAACATTATCAAAGCTGGATTTAAATATCATATGAATGATATCGCGGCAGTTATTGGTATTGGTAATATCTCAGAAGCTAGAAAGTCCGTTCTTCGTACTCGAAAGAACACGAAGTATTTGATTAAGAATATCAATAACGACAAACTGATTATGCCGAAGTTTGATTCGACCACTTCATTTTGGATGTTGAGTATTCATGTTAAAGATGGTAAGAAAGCTGAATTTGAAAAGTATCTAGCAAATAATGGTATAGCATCTAGCCCAGTCCACTTCAGAAACGATCTTTATGACTGTACCGCTGAATTTTGCGAAGGCACTTTACAAGGTGTGACAAGTTTTGATCAAACACAAATTTGTATTCCAAATGGTTGGTGGCTAACACAGACTGAGTTAGATCATATCGTGACAACTTTAAATGGATTCTAATGAAAAATATATTCATTGTACCTTCTTGTATTAAGTCTTTGATTGGTAATGTCGCTTTTGATGATAGATATAATCTTACATTCAATACCTTTGAAACAATAAGAAACAAGGTAGAAAATGCTACAATCATTTTTTGTGATAGCTCTATCGGAGGACTTTCGGACGAACATAAGACAAAACTTTCTTCACAGGTAGATTATTACATCGATTTCAGTAATGATGCTATCGCTCAAGAATATAATCAAATGCGATTAAAGAGTTTCGGTGAAGTATACCTTTTAAAAAAAGGTATTGAATTTGTAAAACAAAATTTGGATTTAACTGAGACTGGAAGAATTTTTAAACTTGGTGGTCGTTATACACTGTTAGATGAATTTACAATCGATGACTATAAAGATGGTTATGGAAAATATATTTTTAAGGAGAGGACAGAAAGTTGGATGGACAAATCCGTTCAACAAAAATATAATTCTACTCATCTTCTACAAACAGTATCATACTCTTGGTGCTTTTCTTTAGTAGACGAGTATCTAGAAATATTGGATAAAGTTATGGTTTGCATGAGATTAGGTTTTGATACAGAACATGCTCATTTTTTGAATGTGCCAAAAGATAAGCTGATAGAGTTTAGTAAAATAAATGTTGGCGGTCTTGTTACAGGATATGTATCGCCGTATCATATTGCCTTATGAACATTAAAAAATGGAGTATTTGAGATGACAAGCAATGAACAAATAATATACTATTCAACAGATAATAATGATCCTGTTGCCGCTGCTATTGCTGCCACTACAGCATCAGATTATGTGTCAGGATACGGTATAATAGAACTGATTTCACATATTGCAAATCCTATAGGTTTAGAAATTGGCACTGATAGAGGAATAACAGCGAAGTATCTCCTATCTAATAGAACTGATCTCTTTCTTCATTGCATAGATCCGTATATTAACTACACAGATTGGAATGGAAATAATTTAAATGAAAGAAGTATGGTTCAGGATATTATGTTGAACAACTTGGATCAATTTCAAAATCGATATACTTTGCATAAGAAAACATCGGACAATGCAGTTGATGATTTTGAAGATGATAGTTTTGATTTTATTTTCATTGATGGTCTGCATGAGTACAATCAAGTTTTAAGAGACTGTAATAACTACTACAGTAAAGTAAAGACAGGCGGTCTTTTTTGCGGTCATGATTATATCACTATTGCTGGTGTTAATAGAGCTGTTACTGAATTCTCAAACGGTGTTCAAAAACAAATTAGTAGAACACATAATGATGTTTGGTATTTTTATAAGTGACAAATTCCATTTGTAGAAAGGTATGCGAATATGAAGTTGATAGACAAACATGTAAAGGATGTGGTAGGACTGCTGAGGAAATCACCGAGTGGTTCTATGCCACCAAGGAACGGAAAGTTGAAATCGCAAAAGCCGCAAGGAAACGTTCCAAAGCCGCCAAGGAAACCAACGAGCAGAGGTAGATGATTTCGCTTGACTTAATCTAGTTTCCGTAGTATAGTATTCAAACTGACAGACACACAGAGGAAATCAGATGGCTAGAGTTATTACCGAAGTTGAAGTTGAAGTCGATCTTGACGAGTTTGATGATCAGGAATTGATTGAGGAAGTTGAAGCACGAGGCTTCTATGTTAGCGATGCTGATCATAACGATATCGTAGCGATTGAGTATCACTGGAATCGTGGTGATAAGAAGGAAGCTCTTGTTCTTCTTGAAAGAAAATTTCGTGAGTTGCGTGGCATTTCACAGTTAGCAGACTAAATACAAATATCGCGGGGTTGGTATATGGGTTGTGCCCTAGCCTTCCAAGCTAGAGAAACGAGTTCGAATCTCGTACTCCGCTCCATTCATTATGAGGTGACATTATGTCCATTTGGTATATCATTCTTTTTACAGTTCTGGCTGACGGTAAGGCTACCGTTGATACCAGATATCCTAATACTCCCGAATACAATAACGAGAAGACTTGTAATGATGTTGGCAACTTTCTTATGGATGAAGAACAGACCAAGATTGGCACCAATGCCGGTATTGTCTACTATATCTGTAAGGAAATTACTGGTGAAGAAATCAAGAAGGCAACTGGCAAGACTGGAAGCGGCACCTAATGGATAACTTTACTTTAGATGAGTTCATTGAGAATGAAGATGGTAGTGCGACTATTTCCGTGACTATGGATTACGATACTCTCTTAGTGTTTGCGCGAAAGGGTATTTTAGCCACTCTTATTGAATCTGCTAATAAGATTATTGAAGAACAGGAAACTAAAGAGTGAAGGTTTATATCGGCCCATATTGTAACTGGATTGGCCCATACCAGATCGCAGAAAAGATCCTATTCTGGATGGACAAAGAGAAAGACGAGCGTGTTCATAATTTTGGCTCTTGGCTCGCTGATACATGGGTTGGCAATTTTTGTGATTGGATACACAGTAAGAAGGAACGCAATGTCAAGGTTCGTATTGATAAGTATGATACTTGGAATATGGATCATACTCTCGCTCTTATCGTTCTTCCTATGTTAAAGCAACTCAAAGCTACCAAGCACGGTTCTCCTTATACTGACGATGAAGATGTGCCTGAGCATCTTCGGTCTAACGCAGATCGTATTAAGATGGGTGATCCTGATATTCGTGAGACTGAAATCTGGGATCCTGATGACACTATTCATGTTCGTTGGAATTGGGTTATGGATGAAATGATCTATGCTTTTGAAATGGAACTTGATGAAGATTGGGATTTGCGAATCTATGAAAAGCATGGCAAAGATTGGCCACCCGAAGCATTAGCAGAACGCAAAGTAATCAATGATCGTATCGCAAACGGCTTTCGTCTCTTTGGCAAATATTATCAAGGACTATGGGACTGATGAAGTGTAATACCTGTGAACAAGAGTTCTATTCTTCAACGAAGAAAAACGATCATAGTCATGGGTGTGCGGCAACTCTCTATCTAATGAATGGAGATTTTTATATCATTGCTCAATATGGTTCTTTCTATGATATGCAAAAGTTTGCCTTGAAGAAAGATAAATATAAGACAGGTAATGTTTGTGATGATTGTATTGGTAAACTTATAGAGAATGGTCGCGCGTGGATGATAGAAGACGGAGTATGGTAACCCTTTAGAAGGAATAGAACTATGACCTATCAAACTATTTCCGAAGAAATTATTAAACAAGCAGCAGAACTATCCGGCCCCGACAGCAACTTCCATATAGCAATAAAATACGCAGAAGACTATAGACAAGCAGGACTGAACCCTGTATACTATACTGATGACAGCGAACGGATGATATTCGTTACCACCGAAGAAAAAATGAACGGCACAATATTTAATTAATTTGGAGAAGTATATAATGAATATTCTTGAAACTCAGTTCGTACAACGCGCCTATGACGGCAAGTGGGAAAAGCTTGTCAAGGTTATGGACTATGATAACAAGTGTGTCTATAAGACCGAGAGTGGTAATCGGATGACATATGTCCCTGAAAAGTGGATGACAGTTGGAGTGTTTGATTACATGATGGAGTTGGAATAATGGCCGCTAATGTAAAGATTCTAAGACTTGTTACAGGTGAAGAGTTACTTGGTGAAGTTACGGAATCATCACCTATTCCAACAAGCGTGATAATCAAGAATCCTGTTCGTATCGTTGTGATGCCTAACAAGGTTGATCCTAAGACTCCAAATGTAGGCTTTGCTCCATGGGCAGAGTTTAGTGATGACAAGACATTTACTATTGACAAATCTCATATTATTGCTATAATCAATCCTATCAAAGAGTTCGTCAATCAGTATAATGCCATGTTTGGTGGACTTGTTGTACCTTCCAGTAATCTTATCCTTCCAGGAGCTTAAATGAAATCTTTCTATACTAATGTTCAGGTCTACGGTTCTCGTATCCTGTATCGCGGTGTAGAAGACGGAAGAAAAGTCAAGCGAAAGATTGATTATTTCCCAACCCTGTATGTTCCAGCAAAAGAGCATACAGGGTTTTCTTCCGTTTCTGGTGAAGCTATGGCTGAAATGAAGCCAGGCAACATCCGCGAGACAAGGGACTTTGTTGAAACATACAAAGATGTACAGAACTTCAAAATCTATGGCAATCAAAAATATGAATATGCTTTTATCGCAGACCATTTCAGCGATGATGTGGACTGGGATCTAAGTCATATCAATGTTACCAATATCGATATCGAGGTTGGATCCGAGAATGGATTCCCTGAGCCAGGACAGGCCAGTGAGCCTATCACTGCTATCACATTCAAGAACAATCAAGGCAAGTTTATTGTGCTGGGTTGTGGCAAGTTTGATAACAAGCGTGATGATGTTTGGTATGTCCAGTGTCGTGATGAAATCGATCTAATCAAGCGGTTCATTGATGAGTGGGCCGATAACTATCCAGATATCATTACTGGTTGGAATGTCGAGCGTTTCGATATTCCATATCTTGTTAATCGCATTCGTAATGTCCTTGGCGAAGAAGCAACGAAGCGTCTGTCTCCTTGGATGATTGTGAATGAACGCAAGATCCGTGGATATAATGGCGCAGAAGAACAAGCCTATGATCTAATGGGTATTGCTATTCTAGACTATCTCGCAATGTATAAGAAGTTTGCTCCTGGTGGTCAGTCTCAGGAATCATACAAGCTTGATGCTATCGCTAATGTAGAAGTTGGTGAGCGTAAGCTTTCGTATGAAGAATATGGTAATCTTCATACTCTCTACAAGGACAACTATCAGTTATTCATTGAGTATAACATCAAAGACGTTGAACTGGTAGAGAAGATTGATGATAAGATCAAGCTGATTGAACTTGTTCTAACTCTCGCATATGATTCCAAGACAAACTACATGGACGCATTCTCTCAGGTGCGTATGTGGGATGCTATCGTTTATAATCATCTCCGTAAGAAGAACATCGTTGTTGATCCTATCATCAAGCACCATAAGGATGAAGCATATGTTGGTGCATTCGTTAAGGATCCAATCCTTGGCATTCACAAGTGGGTTGCTTCATTCGACTTGAACAGTCTGTATCCGCATTTGATCATGCAGTACAATATCAGCCCAGATACTATCATTGAACGGGAAAACTATAATGATGAGCATAAGCTTATTTTAAAAGGCGGTAGAATGGGTTCTGCACATTATGTGAGTGTAGAAAACTTATTGCATAGGAAGGTTGATACAACTTCCTTGCAAGTATTAAATTGTACCATGACACCTAATAGCCAGTTCTTCACAAAAGAACGCCATGGGTTCTTACCTGAAATTATGGAGACAATGTATAATGACCGCTCTGCGTACAAGAAGAAGGCTATTACGGCTAAGAAAGAACTTGAGAAAGAGACCGACACATCAAAACGCTATGAGATTGAAAAACGCATTGCACGATATAACAATCTCCAACTTGCGAAGAAGGTTTCGCTCAATTCGGCTTACGGCGCTCTTGGCAACCAATATTTCAGGTATTTTGACGTTCGACAGGCCTCGGGTATTACCACGGCCGGTCAACTTTCTATTCGATGGATAGAGAACAAGATAAACGAGTATCTGAACAAGTTACTCAAGACAAAGGATCACGATTATGTCATTGCGTCAGATACGGATTCGATTTACCTATCGCTTGATAAATTGGTCAGCGAGACTATTGTTAAGCAGAAGCCGAATGCTACTACAAGAGAAATCATCACCTTCATGGACAAGGCGTGTGAAGATCGGATTCAACCGTTTATTGACAAGGCTTATTCTGAGCTTGCTGAGTATGTAAACGCATACGAACAGAAGATGCAGATGAAGCGTGAAGCTTTGGCAGACAAAGGTATCTGGACAGCCAAGAAGCGTTACATTCTGAATGTGTATAACAACGAAGGTGTTGAGTATACGCATCCTAAGGTAAAGATCATGGGTCTTGAAATGATCAAGTCTTCTACTCCATCTTATTGCCGCAAGATCCTTTGGGAAGCAATCGATGTTGTTCTCAACAAGACTGAGGATGATATGATCAGCATGGTTGAAACATGGCGTCAAGAGTTCCGTCATCAAAATGTTGCTGACATTTCATTCCCTCGCGGCGTGAATGGTCTCGCAAAGTTTTCAGATGTGAACATGGTGTATGGCAAAGGTTGTCCAATTCATGTGAGAGGTTCATTACTGTATAATGCTTTTGTCGTTATTAATAATCTCGACAAGAAGTTGCCTCTTATAAAAGAAGGCGAGAAGATCAAGTTCCTATTCCTGAAAGAACCGAATCATCTTCATTCGAATGTGATTGCTTTTCCACAATCGCTGCCAGATGAATTTGAATTGAGATCGCATATCGACTATGATACACAATTCGAGAAGTCTTTTGTGGAACCATTGAAGATCATTCTTGATAGTATTGGTTGGAAAACAGAACAGGTCAGTTCATTAGAGGACTTCTTCTCATAAATAAGAGATGAAACAACATTTCTTAAACTATCTGGTCTTCCTCACAGGACTAATCATTTCAGGCGTTGCAGCCTATTACTCAATCATAGGTCTTACTGCTATCTTTGCAGGAGCATTTTGGCCCGTGGTCATTATGGGCACTTCACTTGAATTTGGCAAACTCGTCGCAGTATCATGGCTATACAATAACTGGAAACAAACGCCGTTTCTAATCAAGTCATATCTCACAATAGCAATAGTGGTTCTCATGCTGATAACAAGCATGGGAATCTTTGGCTTCTTATCAAGAGCCCACATAGAACAAACACTAACAATGAACACTGGTGTTAGTGACCAAATCGAAATCGTTGATAACGATATAAAGTTCCAAGAGGAACGCATCGCAGATTTGGATAAACAAATAAAAGTCATCGATGATTCCATTTCAAAGATGATTGAAAAGGGGCAGACCAAATCTTCCTTACAAGCGGCAAAGCAACAAAAGGAAACAAGACAAACTCTTGTGGATGAAAAAAGAGCAGAGATTGATAAGATCGGCAAATTAAAGACCGATAGAATCAAATTACAATCCAATCAAAAGAAGATTGAAGCGGAAGTTGGCCCACTAAAATATGTGGCCGAACTTATCTATGGATCAGATGATCAACAATTGCTTGACAAAGCCGTTAGATTTGTTATAATAGTTCTTATATTTGTGT